ATGTGATAGCTCAAGGTGTGGATCATCTCGGTGCGCTTATTGGCATAGACTTTATCGGTTGCGCTTTCAGAGAACTTCACGCCCGTGACTGGGTATCCCCACTCAAGTAGCCATGAGATAACGCCGGAGCCGTAGCCGCCCGTGTTGTCCACAAAGATCATATCCGCACCCCACTTTTTAGCGGCAGCGGCAACATGCGAAGCGATTTTCTTTGGGTCGGATTCTCTTACGATTTTAGGCTTGAAGTACGCGAGACCTTGGCGCGGCACGATGACGCTTGGGTCTGCGCCGCCGAGCGCACAGTCAACGCCAAGCACTTTTGCCTCGCGCTCCCATACATTCTGCGGGATATGCCGCTTCATGGACTCCTCGACTTCATCAGGCCCAAGCAAAGCGTTGATGGATGCAGGCGGGAATTTCCCGAACACGTTGACCAGCACCCAAGGGTTATCGCGCCCGTATTTCTTAATCTGCTGCCTTGCCCAGTCGATATTGATGCGCTTCGAACGCTTGGGGTCATCTGGGTCGCCGGTGATTTCGATGACGTGCCACAGCGTAGCTTCTGATGAACATGCCCGATACAGTGGGCCTGATAAATGAGTAGGGTTTCCGCAGATGAGCAGCTTTGCTTCTGCATCTGGGTTCAGCTCAGAGCCAGCGTTAGCAAGCGCAGCCTCAGCAGCCGCCATCACCGCATCGGGTACGCCGCCCACCTCGTCGATAATGAACAGGATTTTGTCAGCGTGAAGACCCGCCAGCGTGTTAGCCTGCTGATCTTTGTCGGCGGATGCAGACCATCGCCGCGCGCTCATGTACCACGTTTCGCCCAGCTCACTTGATTTGATGCGCTCTGCGTTCCACTGAAAGGCTTTTTGTAGCGTTTTGCTTTTGTACTGCCACTTTGCCATCTCAGTCCACAAACCATCGCGGAGGTTTTCGCCCGTGATTGATGTGGCGATGATTTTGGCTTGGTAGCGGGTAGCGAGGTAATGCCACGCACACCACGCAAGTACAGCGGTCTTTCCAGGGCCTTTGCAGGCTTTGGCAGCCACGCGGGATTTGCCAGCATACGCAAGGAGGAAATCAATCTGCCATTCATCGGGTTCGACCCCGAACTCATGGCGCACGAACTCAACGGGGTCGTGATACCAGCGCAGCAGCGTGTTGACTGGGGCTGGCAGTTTATTCTGGCTTGATTCCATTGCGCCGCGCCTCTTCTGCCTGTTGCAGCCATAAACTTGCGGATCGCTACCAGCTCGTTAGATTTTGTGCGCGGGTCTTTGTAGGCTACCTGCAGCTCTTCTAGGCTCATCAGCCCAAAGCGGCGGATTGAATTGCGGATGCTCCAAGGCGCGGCTTTGCGAGCAGCCTCTGCTGGGTCTGCGCCGCCCTCTTCACCAAACCGCTTTCCTTCAAGATATTGGATAGGATTATCGCTTCTGCTCATAAATCACCTTTGTGCTTGTTGCCTTTTTGTGGAAAAACCTCTTTGCATTTAGGGCAGCAAATCATCGTTTTCCCTTGCGTTTGTTCGCTTCCGTCATCCATTGGCGGGATGTTCATTACTTCTTGAAGTCCAAGATTTCGCAGCTCTTCGATTTCGTAGAGCGATGAGAGGATGTCGAAGTCCCAGACTCCGTTGCTAACATTACTCGTGACCACGATTCGCATGAAAGCCTCATCATCGATAGGCTTGCTTGGAACAAGAACAGGGATAGTTTCATACCCAAGTTCACGGAGCGCGCGCAGGCGCTGATGACCAGAACAGACTCTGAGGTCGTGCGTTGCCTCAATACGAGTTCGATAACCATCCCTTTTGATGGAGTCTTTGAGCTTTTCATATTGCGTCTCCGTGATGGTTCTTGGGTTGTTTTCGAACGGTCTCAAATCGTTAAGATGCACATCCTTTTGAACCCACTGAACATTCTGCGCGTCTTCACTCATGGACTTTACCTAAAAAGGAAGTGAAAAGCCAGCATAAGTCGCTGCTTAAAAGTGTATGATCTTGGGTTGAAAATGAACTCAACCGCCCAGATGTGAGCAGACATAGCGCCATCGACCTGATTTTGGGTGAATTTGTAGCGATGGAAGTGAGCATCAACGGTTGGGACAAGGCGCTCATCGAAGGTCATGCCGCGCTCTTCACACAGTTTACGGGCAGAGTCATAGTTGTAGTGGCGATTCATGTCGGTTCTCCTCTGGTTGGTGAGGCCGGCCACATACCACGAAAGAGTACAAGCCATCCGCCTCGACCTCGCAATATATTGTGCCTCAACATTGGCTTAAATACAAGTCGTTGTTAAAACGGGGGTAAAAAAAGCATTTGACTATAGCGATAAAACTGGTATTGTGTACCTACCTTTACCAGAGGGGAGCGCCCTTCCTAAACTAAGGCGGGGCGCGTTTTTTAACCACGAAATAGGATGATTTATGCAAAATCCGCAACATGAACTAACAGCCCTGCTTCAACATGGCTTACATGAACCAAGAGAAAAAGCGCAAGATTGCCGCTGAACTTAAGAAAGTAATTCCGAGCGATTGGAAATATAGCCTGGGCGTTGATAACCACTCGACGATTGTGCTGACGATTCAGAGCGCACCCGTTGACCTGCTTTCGTCCATTGAGGATAGCGATAGCAATCACGACCGTACCTACCTGCAGCTCAACCACTACTACCCGCAAAACCGTTACGAGGGCGCGGTGCTTCAAACTATGAGGGCGATCATTAAAGCGCTGAACCTCGATAACCACGACAACAGCGATGCGATGACCGATTATTTCGATGTGGGTCACTACGTCAACATTAACATTGGACGCTGGAATAAGCCGTTTGTGTTCACTGGCGCAAAAGTGGCGGAGGCAGCATGACCCTAGTACCAAACAAGAGGGAGTCCCTCATAATCGGTATTTTTGTGATAGCTATTTTTTCAGCTATCGCATGGGCATCACCATCGGATGCTGACTTTGCTCAGTGCGAGAAGAAGCACAGCAGGGAAACCTGTGTTCATTCACTTTTACCGTAGAGGCAATCATGCCGAACAAGCGAGTTGAGGCGGCGCGCGTTCCGAGGGTGAAGGGTGTGGATAAGCGCATCCAGCTCACCCCAGAGCAGCGTTCGGAGATACGGGACAACCCAGAGGGTTTATCAACGCACAAGCTGGCTGCAAAGTATGGGGTAAGCCGCAGGCTGATTCAGTTCATCCAGCACCCAGAGCGTCATGCCAAGAATCTGCTGGATAGGCAGCAGCGAGGCGGCAGCATGAAGTATTATGATCACGAGAAGCAGGCTGAGTACATGCAAACGCATCGCGCGCACAAGAAGCGGCTTTTAGAGGAGGGTGTTATATGAGCAACTACCCCGATGGAATGCCTGGGCCGCGCCACTTTACCGATACGGTGCATTGCACGAACCCAGAGTGCGGCAACGCATGGGAAGCAAGGTTTGTGACCGACCTTGGAATGACAGACTTTGTGGACGAAGATGGGGCTATCTGCCCCGATTGCGGAAGCGAGGGGGAGTGATGGCTGAAATCTACACCATTCAAACCAAGCGAACCAAGGATGGTTTTTGGAAGCGGTGGTTGCGCGTAGTGTCGCCGCGGCCGACGACTGCACAAGACATCTTCAAAGAACTCATGCCGCTGACCATGACTGGTGAGCGAGACAGAGTAAAACGCGAGGCTCTCTATGCAGAGCTTCGTTCACTATCAACCAGAGGAGATTAATATGCCATACTTCGAAGAGGCAAAGAAAGCCGATGCCGAAATGCGAGCCCGCAGAGGCGTTAAGCTATCGCGCGCCTATGTGACGGGTGACAAAGAGTTTGATGATGCCAAGCTGCTTGTTGATGGTCTTGGTGAGGTGACTATCAAAGAGGTTTTGCCCAAAGAGCTTATTGAACAAATCGAAGATTACTACTACGGGTTGTTTGTCACGCGCATGGCGGGGAGGGCGGCATGATGTCACTTCCAACAAGCAGGCTAAAAACCAAACTTGAGCATATCGCACGCATTGCGCCTGAAGTTGCATTGCTTGCCCGTGAGTGCGCGGCTATAGCGGATGCAATGGAACGAGCTGCGATGCCCACCATATCGGGACGCACGCCGCACCATAGCTGCAACACTGATTAGGGGGATGGCATGAAAATATCGGATTTAATCACACACCTGGATAACGTCAAAAAGCACGTTGGCGATATTCCCGTCATTTTGGCGGATACTGATAAGCGCGGTAGGGCGCATGACATCGGCATGATTTCTGTCAACAGAACTGACATGCTGCATGGAAAAGCGGTCTTGATTGCGCCGGCGAATAAAACCCATGT